AATAATCATTACTCTCATAAATGGACTTCTTGTAGGTATGCTTATGGTGTTTATTATGATGAAATATTGATAGGTTGTGTTGTGTATGGCCCACCTGTAGGAAGACAAGTAGTTGATTCCATTACCAAAACAATACCTTTAGAAAGAAAAGGAGTTATGGAGCTTACTCGTCTTTGGGTAGCTGATGGTTATGGTACTAATATTGAGTCTTATAGCATAGGTCAGACCTTCAAATATCTAAGAAAGGGAGGTATAAAGGTAATAATATCATATGCTGACCCTAATGTAGGGCATCTTGGTAAAATATATCAAGCAACAAATTTTATATATCAAGGTAATCAAATAATGTTGGTAACGGCATACAAGTTTACAGTTAAAGGAGAAGTTCTACATCCAAGAACAGTGGTTGCTCGTTATGGAAGTATAAAGGATGTGGTATTGAGAGAAGTCGATCCCAATTACACAAAGAAAGAGGATTTAAGGAAGCATCGTTACATTTATATATTGGCAGGTAAGAAGGAAAGAAAGGCTATAATAGATGATCTTAAACATGAAAAGAAGGAGTATGTAAAATGAAGTTTAAATATTTAGTGTTAGGGAATCATCCTATATCGAAATATGTTAATAAGAGATGTTTAACGGGAGAAGAAGCAAATAATGTAAAGAATGAATTAGTAGCTATAGGATATGAAGTCATAATAGAAACTATAAAGGAGGAGAACAATGAAAGATAAAGAATTGAGAAAGGCTATATCACTTGATGGTAATGAATTTGATTCATCCTATAATATACCTCGTAGAAACATGACTGATATAAAGAGGATGCAAGATGAGATATATTTACTAAGAAAACATGTGACATTACTAACAGATAAGATAGGATATGAGTTTAGGTATCAAAATAGTTATCCTGACGTTGAGTTAATTGAGGTTCCAAAAAATTATCCAGAAAAATATCCCGATAAAGATGTAGAGGAAGCATGCCCTCACTTTATATACCCCCACTTTGTATGCCCTTATGAAGGATCTCTAAAAGAAGAGGTAGTCGTAACACCAAATCCATCAAGAAAGGAACATCCATAAAAGAGGGGGTTTGCAATATGTTGATAAAAAATAAAGGAACACAACTGAAAATAGACTCTGATAAAGACAATCCTGACTTCACTATAAAAACTAATTTATTTGTAAAGAGTATATGGTATAGGATTACCTTAGCATATTCAACCCTTTTCAATAATGTGGAAATAACTTCTGTATGCAATTTCAATAATAATAAAGAAGTTGAACAAACCATAGATGTATTGAAAAGTATGATTGATATACCGACCTTCAATGTTATGAGATCTTTACCTGAAGCAATTTTACCTACTAAGGCCCATGCAAGTGATGTGGGGTATGATCTTTATTCCCCTATAGAATTTAGATTGAACCCGGGTGAAACAAGACGTATAGACTTTGGTATCATTATAGATATAGACCCGGGATATGAAATACAGGTTAGAAATAGGTCAGGAATTGTATGGAAATATAATACTATGATGGCTATAGGTACAGGTACTATAGATGAATCTTACAGAGGTCATATAATGGCCCCATTCTATAATTTCGGTAGAGAACAAATGCAATTCAGTCGTGGGGACCGTTTAGCACAATTGGTAATAAAGAAAACAGAAGGGGTGATATTGAAAGAAGGAAAGGTAAATTTAGATACAGAAAGGAAGGATAATGGCTTTGGTTCTTCTGGAAAATGAATCGTAAACAACAATTAATGCTTAAATTATTGAATAAGAGAATACAGATGTGTGAAAGATGCGGGCTTCATAGTGGTGGTAGATGTTCTCCATACTTTACAAATGAATCCAAATTTACAATCATAGGCGAAGCACCCGGTAAAAATGAAGTGAACGACAATACTCCATTTTGTGGTACCGCTGGTAAGTATTTATGGGACATTATGAATTTATACGGGTTTCGTAGAGAGGAATTCCTTATTATCAATAGTGTAAATTGTAGACCTGTAAAGGATAATAAGAACGGTAAACCAACATACAAGGAAATGGAAGCATGTAAAGGATGGCTCTACAAATACCTTAGAGTATTGTTACCAGAAGCCGTATTAATATTAGGTAATTATGCCATGTATTCAATGATAAATGAGAGTCAAGGAATTATGGGTTACAATGGTGATGTTATAGATCTTCATAAGTACCATACCAAAGGAGTGCTAAGTGTCCATCCAAGTTTATGTATCTATCGTGGTTCAGAAGGTAAACAAATGTTAAATGATAGTGTAAAAAAGTTTAAGGAGGTTGTGGATAATGACTGATAATGGTTCTTTTATTGTATTTGGAGTATTTATAGGTGCCTTTCTAATGTTTATTCTGTTGGCTGCTTTAGGAGATACTTATAAGAATGGTCAAATAGATGCTTTGAGTGATACAGTTAAATATGAGTTGGTTAAACAAGACAATGATAGTGTTCAATGGCAAAGAATAGGGGATAAGTAAAGGGGGTTTATTATGTATTATATTAAATCTTTAGATAGTAATTTTGATACAAATGAATTACTAAAAGCATCTAAGGCAGTATATATAGCTATTGATAAGGAAATAGCAGATCACTTATCTAATCTATTAGCCACATCTGCAAGTGAGATTGATTTATTAAGAAAAGATTTGAAAGTGATGGTTAATATGTTAGAAGGTAATCAGATGAATTGTGATAAATACATATAAAACTTTTGAGGAAAGAGTAGAAATGAAGGAATGGGGGATAAGTAAAATGGTAAATGAGGAATCAAAACAGGTAAAGTTCTATGGGTATAAACATCCGTTAAGTAATTTTTATGAATCAGATTTTCGTATAGGTAGTTTCATATATCCCACCATGGAACACTATTTCCAATCCCAGAAGAGTTCTAATCATTGGGAACGAATAGATATATTGATGGCTGATGGTCCTAAAGAAGCAAAACAAATGGGGAGAGAAGTAGAAGAATTGAGAGATAATTGGGAAACTAAGAGACTGATATATATGTGGAAAGGACTAAATGCCAAGTTTGATCAGTCTAAGTACCTCAAAAAATATTTATTAGATACTGGTAATGCAGAACTGGTAGAGAATAGCCCATATGATTCATTTTGGGGTCGCGGTAAAGACTGGGAAGGTGAAAACAAATTGGGAAAAATGCTGATGAAGCTCAGAGAGGATTTGAAGGATGAAACTCAGACTTAAAACTTTAAATGATCTAAAAAAGGAATTTGGAGTAGCCAATATAGGTTCCACACTAAAGCTTAATGGTTGTGAGGAAACAATTACTTCTGGTATGGAGAAATATTTTGATGGTGAAGAATTGGAGGTAACTGAGTTGAAAGAGGAAGGAGAAGGTGTATTCATAGAATTTAATGTTGATGGTGGGTATTGGTGGATTAATAGAAAGTGGATTGATAGAGGCTATAGAATTGATTATGATGATATAGACTATTTATTTGAGAAGGAGGTTGGTGGGTAATGAAACATTTCGTATATGAAACCACAAATTTAATTAATGGAAGAAAGTATATAGGTAAGCACTCTACTAACAATATGGAGGATGGGTATTTAGGGTCAGGTACAGGAATATCTTTAGATATTCAAAAATATGGTAAAAAGCATTTTAAGATAAAAATACTCAAGAAATTCAAAACTGAAGACGAGGCTTACCATTATGAAAGTAAGAAGTTAAAGAAAATAATGGAGAGTAAAAGAGAATACTACAATAGGATTTCAGGAGGAACGGGTAAAAAGGTAAAGGTCACAAAAGAAAAGAAGGAAAAACCTAAAAATATACTGAAATCTTTACAAGGGATATTTAAAAAATCATGAATATACGATTTAAAAGATTGAAAGACATAGATAACAGATTTGATTTAACTGGTTCTATAGAAGAGTATTTTACGGGTAAATCATATGAGATAATAAACAAATCGGAACCTTATAGAGCAGAGGGGTTTGAATGGGTTACGATAGATTTTCCTCACGGAGGTTCGTGGCGGTTCCAAACAGACTGGATTGACAATGGACCTATAATATGTTACGATGATATATTGAATTTATTTAAGGAGGAACTGTAAAATTTTTATTAATAGCTTTTATGAATCTAAGAACTCAACCATGCATATATGGGAACAAGTAGACGGTGAGAATAATTATTTTTCTGAATACTGGGTACCATATATCTTCATTCAAACCCCTGTAGGTAAACTCAAAACTATTGATGGTCTACCAGCATCTAAAAGAGAGTTTGAAACCTATCAAGATTATTACTCCTTCAATAAGAATTATCATGACAATATATTAGAGAATAATGTACGACCTGAAATACAATACCTTGCTGAAAAGTATCATGATATACCTGATAATGACATACCTACACCCAAACTCACCATATATTATATAGATATTGAATGTTATGCTCCGAAAGGTTTTACTCATGCTCATTTAGCTGAACATCCTGTTACAGCAATATCGGTAAGGAACAGTATTACAGGGAAAACGGTAACCTTTGGGGAAAAAGAATATTCCGGTAATGATAAAAATATTATATACATCCATTGTCCGAAAGAGAAAGAGTTACTTAGAAAGTTCTTTGCCTATATGAATAAGTACCCACCTTCAATTGTTTCGGGGTGGAATATATGGGGGTTCGATATCCCTTACCTCATAAATCGAGACAAGAAGATCAATAGAGGTAAGTATTATAGTGGCTTATCTCCTATTAATATTGTCAGGACATGGAGAAGTAAAAAGAGTGGTGAACTGAATATTGATATAGCAGGTATTACTATACTTGATTATATGGATATCTATAAATGGTACTCTCCTAATAAGTTAGAGCGTTATAGCTTAGAATATGTCTCTCAGTTTGAATTGGGTAAAGGTAAGTTAGATTATTCTGATGATGCTGAAGACCTTAGAGAGTTGTATAATAAGGATTGGAACAAATATATTGATTATAATGTAATGGACTGTGAACGAGTAAACGACTTAGGTAAAAAGCTTGGTTACATAAGACTAATACAATCACTGTCATTACTTACAAGAGTTCCGATGCGTTATTACAATACCATGACTAATTTAATTGAGGGTGCTCTACTTGTTCATTATAGGAGAGAAGGACTATGCGCTCCTCAAATGTTTGGCGGTTCACAAGAATATTTTACAGCGGCATATGTGAAAGAACCCCAAAAGGGTATGCATGATTGGTTATTTAGCATTGATATTCAGAGTTCATATCCGTCGCACATCATAGCCCTTAATATGAGTACGGAAACATACTTTGGGAGAATTTTAGGATTAAACGAGGATACTATTATTGAATGTATGAAGAATAAGGAATTTCCTCCCTTTAAGATGTCAAAACCTAATGTTAAGCCTGTTGATTTTAGTAATAAGAGATTGGAAGGATTTAATAAAGCTCTGAAAAGGAAATTGTTTTCTATTGCTCCTTGTGGTACTGTCTTTATCAACGGTAAACCAGGTGTTATAGCCACTATTGAAAGAAATATATTCGAAAAGCGTTTAGAAGTTAAAAAATTAATGAGAGAATCTAAAGGAGAAGAAAGGGAAAGATATAGAGCAGTTCAATTATGTTTAAAGATTTTACTTAATAGTATGTTTGGTTGTACAGCAGTACCTTACTCCAGATATTTCAATACTAATATATCAGAAGCTATAACTTCGTGTGGTAGATATACAGTTAAATCAGGTGAAAGATATGCTAATAAATATATGAATGAAAAAGTGGGAACAGATGAGGATTTTATTGTGGCTATTGATACGGATTCGTTGTATATTCGTATGAATGATTTCTGTGAACATCATATAGGAAAGGGGATATGGGCATCTAAGACAGACAGGGAGAAGGTTGATATAATTGATGATATTAGTAACTATATTAATGATTATATAAACCAACATATATATAGTAATGTTCAATTAAATATTTATAATTCTATCGTAGAAGATTTTCCTATAAGGTTTGCTAAGGAGAAAATAGCTAAGTCCGGATTGTTTGTGGCTAAAAAGATGTATTCCGTTAGATGTTTGTGGATTGAAGGTTCGTATCTTGATAAAATTTCTACAACAGGATTAACAATAGTTCGTGGTGACAGTTCTGAAGCTGTTCGTAGTCGTTTGAAAAATATAATGGAAATGATTATGAAAGATGAACCCGAAGAAGATATCATTGATAAGATTGGTAAGTATAAGAAAGAATTGAGGAGTGTGAGCTTAGAAGAATTGGCCGCTAATATAGGTGTATCAAACATAACAAAATGGGTAAAAGATGAAAAAGCTATTAAAGGTACACCTTGGCATGTTAAGGGTGCCATAAATTACAGGAAGCTATTGAAGTTAGTAGAATTGAAAGATAAATATGAAGATATAAGTGAAGGTATGAAGGTCAAGGTGGTATATGTAAAACCTAACCAATGGAATATAGAAACCATATCCTTCTATAAGTGGCCTAAAGAGTTTGAAAAGGTAATTCAAATTGATAAGGAAAAAATGATAGAAAAATTC